CCTTGTCTGAACGCATTGCAGAGGCAGTAGAGGCACTGAATGGTGGTAAGTCCGTAGGTGCATTGGACACCAAGTTCACCGCACTCAGAACCGAATATACCAAACTCTACAATTTCATTAAAGGTGGAAACGATAGATTGAATAGTCTCCGTAGAGAGAATATTTTTATTGACCTTCTCAAAGGTCTTCATCCCCTTGAAGCAGAAATTATTTGTCTCTGTAAAGACAAGTTACTGACTAATAGATACAACCTGACAAAGGAGTTAGTATCTGAAGCATATCCTGATATTACCTGGGGAGGTAGAAGTTGAAACAATTGAAGGTTATTCACAAAGAATGTGATCCCACCCTTGCACAAGACAGAACACTTCCATACACTGCCTACATTGTAGAGTATGTACAGGATGGAATTACCAAGTTCGATATTGTAACTGCTTCAAAACAAGTAGAAATATTCGATTACTACTGGGATAACTATCGGAGTGACTTCAAGAATATGACACAAACAGAGGGGAGAGCTAACCCCAAACTTTGGGGAAACAAAGGACCCTCAGATAAAAAGAAAAAATGAAAGAGAAATTTGAAGATGTCCTGAAGAGAGAACTCAAAGCAGAGTTTAAAAAACAGATGGATGTCGATGTCAATGAAGCAGAACTAGATAAGGTTCTGAAACAGTACACCAAAGTAAAAAAGTCCAATCTTCATGAAATCAGGAGACTGGACAAGTCTTAAGTTAGATTAAAATGTATCACATGTTACACATGTGGTTGACTATATAAAAGACAGGGACTATAATGTCCTCATACGTTCATCCTAATGCTCAGTCTAATACTGGCATTGACCTTAGCCCATCATGATGATGCTAATCCATATGGTTGGCATATGAGTTGTGAAAGGTTTTTAGAGAAACGAGTTGAAATCCTTATGGACGACAACTTGGACCGACGTGCAAAGTATAACCTTATAGGTTACTTTAAATCGAAAGTTCCAGGTGAATGCAATAGTATACTGACTTAGGACGCAAGTAAGTCGCGGAACGGAGCGTTCATCCCATGTTAGAATTACTACTCTACAGTAATATTCACTGCATTGATGCTGTTGAAATGATTCAACGCATTGAAGCAAATAAAAATGTGGATAAAGTTATTCGCACTGAGGTGATTGAGACCTTAAAGGAAGCAACACCTGAGTGTAATTGGGACGCAAACGACTGAAGGAACGGGGCTACAATCCCATTCTTTTAGGAGACCTACAATGAACACCCTCAATCTCATTCGCAAGCAAATCGAAAAGCAGGCAGCACTGCATGACGCACAAATCTCTCATACCGCATATCGTGGTGTTGAGTATGACCAACGTTGTGTAGAGTCCAAAGAGACTCATGGAACTTTCTGCTATCGTGGCAAAACTTACACCAAGTAAACCCATGCAACAATTAACAGTCGTTGGATTAATTTCCTTAGGTTGTATTGCATTTATCGGAATGATGTATGGTGAGATTCTCCTCCTGAATAGGAGGTAGATGGAACACTACACTTATCATCATGATGATAAGGACAAAGATAGTAGACCACCAGCATGTTATCAACTCACATATAGAGGTGTTAACTACTGGTCCTGTTATCAAATCCACTTGGATGAATGGTTTGAAAAATTATATACAACTTCAGCATTTTCTGAAGATTTAAAGGGGAGGTAAAGTTACCTCTCTTTTTTTATGCAATCGTGTTTAGTTAATTGAAGATTCATTTCCTCTATGTAAAAAAGCAATAAATGTATATTAAGATACCAAAACTTGTCTAGATAGTATAGAATTTATGAGGTGAGCCATGCACTTAAACTTCTGGGGTTAGTGATCCCGAACTTTATATTATCTCTCTCCCGTTGAAATTTTGGAGGTTATGATGCACAACATCATTGCTAGAGAACAACTAACTGAATGGAGGCACTTTGAAGATACTATCGATGACCTAGAGTCTGAACTTCAAATCATTAACGACTACTACGAATGCCTAATCGAGTGCGATGAAGACCAAGCAACATGTAAGAGAATATGTAGGAGACTCTTATCATGAACGATTGCTAATATAGATTGCAAAGGAGACCTTGACGGGTCTCCTTTTTTTATGTAGAATCGAGGTTGATCCCTCACATGGTTTTATGGACAAGGAACGATTAAAACTAATTGTTAGAAATCTAGAATTGCTTGTCGATGGTCTGAAGTCGGAAGTCTATTCTGATGTTGACGCCTACAAGGCAGAGAACTATGATGACCCTCCTGAGTACTACCATGATTATGATGAGGTCTTCTCCGACGATGATGGATACCCCGACTGAACGAATGACCCAAACTGTAACTCTAGTCTCTGTTACTCCTGATGCAGAGAAGCACATGGCATATTGTGCCCGTGTAAGCAATCCTAATAATCAGGAAAATGAGAAGTTCTCTGGACTCCTCAAGTATTGTGTGAAGCACCAGCATTGGAGCATCTTTGAGCAAGCATTCATGACTCTGGAAATCAACACTACCAGGGGTCTGGCAGCTCAAATACTGCGCCATCGCTCATTTACATATCAAGAATTTTCACAACGGTATGCTGATTCTTCCCTACTCTCGGAGACGATCCCTCTACCTGAACTACGCAGACAAGACACCAAGAATCGTCAGAATTCTATTGATGATGTTGACCCGTTTACGGTGCAGAAGTTTGAAATGCTGATGCAACAGCACTTTCAGGCAGGTATGGACCTCTATCAGAAGATGCTCAATGAGGGGATCGCAAAGGAGTGTGCCCGCTTTGTGCTTCCTTTAGCATGTCCCACAAGACTTTACATGACGGGATCTGTGCGCTCATGGATCCATTATATCGATTTGCGTTCTGCTAATGGAACACAGAAAGAACATATGGACATTGCCAATATGGCAAAGGGAATCTTTATTGAACAATTCCCTGCTGTTGCTGAGGCAATGGAGTGGGTCTAAATAGAGTACATTGAGAAATATTATGGCAACATACCCTGTTAAACACAAAGAAACTGGTGAAACAAAAGAAATTGTCATGAGTATTCATGATTGGGACCAGTGGAAAGAAGATAATCCTGAGTGGGAAAGATATTACACTCCTGAAAATGCTCCTAAGTTTGGAGAGGTTGGTGATTTCCAAAACAAACTCGTTAAAAACCATCCTGGTTGGAACGAGGTACTAGAAAAAGCATCACAACAACCTGGAGCACGTAACCTGAAGATTTGACATGGCAAGAAGAAAAAAGACAGGACAAAACATTGGGATTGGTCAAACTGCTAAACAGTTGAAAAGGAAAAAACCAATCAATCAAGATTTGCTCATTCCAATTGAACCACTAACAGACAATCAAAAATCATTCTTTGAGTCTTATGCAAATGATAAGCAAATTGTTGCTTATGGTTGTGCTGGAACAGGTAAGACATTCATTGCCTTGTACAATGCACTTAAAGATGTTCTGAATGAAATTACTCCTTACGAGCAAATTTATATTGTCCGTTCGTTGGTAGCAACCAGAGAAATTGGTTTTCTTCCTGGAGACCATGATGACAAAGCAGCACTTTATCAGATTCCATATAAGAATATGGTGAAGTATATGTTCCAGTTGCCAACTGAAACTGACTTTGAGATGCTTTACGGTAACCTCAAGCAGCAAGAAACTATCAAGTTCTGGTCTACTTCATTCCTTCGAGGAACTACTCTGGATAACTCCATTATTATTGTGGATGAATTCCAGAATATGAATTTCCACGAACTTGATTCTATTATTACCCGTGTTGGTGAAAATAGTAGAATTATTTTCTGTGGTGATGGAAGACAGTCTGACCTTATCAAAGACAAAGAACGTAATGGCATCAGTGACTTCATGGATGTCTTGAGAAAAATGCCATCCTTTGATATAATTGAATTTGATATCAATGATATTGTCCGTTCTGGACTTGTCAAAGAGTATCTTGTTGCAAAGATGGAAACAGGAATCTAATTTGGAATTTAACCACATCGATTTAAAATTACCTCGTCTGGAACGAGAAACCATTGACGGAGTTCGGTTCTACAAAGTACCTGATGGAGATGAGTTAGTTAAACTTGTCTCTATCACTTCAGTCACTAGTCATAAGAACAAAGAGTTCTTCGCACAGTGGAGAAAAAAGGTCGGAGTAGAGAAAGCAGATAAGATTACAAAGCAGGCAACGAGTCGTGGAACTGACATGCATACGTTGACTGAGAACTATCTGCTGAATATTCCAGAACTACCCAAAGTTCAACCACTATCTGAATTTTTATTCAAGATTGCCAAACCAGAGCTAGATAATATAAATAATATCCATG